TACTTTAGATTCAAAGGGTGAGGTGCTGTTAAGCATACTTTCCAGCCTTGCACAGGAGGAAAGTTTTTCTATAAGTAAAAACAGCACATGGGGCATCAGAAGGCGGTTTGAGCAGGGTAAGGTCATAGTCAATCATACCAAATTTATGGGGTATGACAAAGACGAAAATGGAAACCTTGTAATAAACGAAAAACAAGCAAAAGTAGTTAGAAAAATATTTACCGATTACCTTGGCGGAAAAGGCCCGAACGGGATAGCGCAGGAGCTTGAAAAGGATGGAGCACTGAACTGGAATGGGAAAGCAAAATGGTATGAGGGCAGTATCAGGAAAATGCTGAGTAACGAGAAGTATAAAGGCGAAGCACTACTTCAAAAAACGTATACAACTGATTTTCTCACCAAGAAAAGAGTTGAGAATAACGGAGCAGTTCCGCAATATTATGTGGAAGAAAGCCATCCTGCAATTGTTGATAAGGATACATGGGAGGCAGTTCAATTTGAAATGAAACGGCGGAAGATATTTGCAAAAAAGCATGGACTTCAAAAGTATGACTATACTAATAACAACAACCCGTTTGCAGGAAAAGTTATATGTGGCTACTGCGACAGTACATTTGGCAGGAAGGTGTGGAATTCAAATGATGAAAGATTAAAAAGAACTATCTGGCAGTGTAACAATAAATACAAGGTTAAAGGGAAAATAGGGTGCGGGAACAGGCATATTGATGATGGGATCTTATATGAGGCATTTGTTTATGCATTTAATGACATTGTCAAAAATATAGATTACTATATGACAAAATGGCAAAAGCAGATTTACAGCAAGGACATTTTGGAGAGAGTTACGGCTACAAGATTTATTGAGATTTTTAAAGAAGCTCAGACTTCAGAACGGTTTGATGCTGGATTGTATTTTAAACTAGTGGAGAAGGTTATTATTTATGAGGATGGAGTGAGTATGGGGTTATTGGATGGGACGGAGGTACGATATGGAATCGTTTAAAAAATAGTGTGTAGATATCGTTCTTTCCTTCTTTTATTAACACTGTTAATTACATACCAATGTTGTTAAATTTAAAATATTATGGTATTATCTAAAAGATAAATATTTGTAAAGATTTGGCTTATACAATTTGGAGGTATATTACTGTGAAGAAAAAATTATTATGGGTTATAATACCAATAGTTTTGATTATAGGTATTATTATTACATATTTTGAGGTTCAGTATCCAAGGACGACTTTTGAAAAACTATTGGGGACTGAAGAGTATAATATCACGAAGGTTTTAGTAAAAAGTCCTGTTACTGGTGCAAGAGTTGAAACGGAAAACAAAGAGAAGATTATGGAACTCATTAATTTGTTTAATAATAGAACCTATAGAAAAGAATTTAAACAAAGGCTTGGAGTTGGATATATTTATGCTAGTGATTTTTTTTCAGGAGATAAAATTGTTTTGTCAGTAATTGGAACTGGCAATAGTGTACATATTTATAATGAAACAAGGACTATAGATTCTTATTATAATGTGAGCAAAGAAATAACTGTTAATTCGTTTGATAACTGGGTTAAAAAGCGCCTTAAAAAATGAGAGAATATTTAATTACCAAAGCATCATTAAATATCATACTTGAATTAACAAAATTAGTACGGTAACATGTCACTACCAAAAATTAGGGGGGATCGTAGTGAAAAAGATTACCGTTATTGAACCCAATCTTAGTGAACAAAATCAGGAGGCTTTGGGAAAAATACGTGTTTGTGCATATTGTAGGGTAAGCTCAATGCACATGGAACAACAAAATTCATTTGAATCGCAGGTCAGCTATTATACCAAATTTATTAACAACAACCCAGAGTGGGAGTTTATAGGCATATATGCGGATTATGGGATTACCGGAACAAAAAAAGAAAAAAGACCTGAATTTATGAGACTTATTTCTGACTGTGAAAACAGGTTGGTAGATATGGTTATAACCAAGTCCATTTCTCGTTTTGCCAGAAATACTGCTGACTGCTTGGAAACTGTGAGAAAATTAAAGACATTAGGTGTTTGTGTATATTTTGAAAAAGAAAATATTAATAGTATGTCACAAGAGAGTGAATTAATTCTATCAATTTTAAGTTCATTGGCGCAATCTGAATCCTCCGAATTATCAGCTAATATCCGCTGGGCCAATCAGAAAAGGTACAAGCAGGGTAAATACCAAATATCATGCCGAAAGTTTATTGGATATGATTTTGATAAGGATAAAGGCCTTGTCATTAATAAAGCAGAAGCTGAAATAGTTAAAAGAATATTTTCAGAATATCTTGGAGGTAAAGGAACTAACAATATCGCAAAAGGGTTAAATAAAGACAATATAAAAACTGTTACAGGAATAAAGTGGTGCGGGTCTGGTATTAGCAGAATGCTGAAAAATGAAAAATACATGGGTGATGTTCTGCTGCAAAAGACTATTACTGCAGATAGCATTACTTTCTCTAGAAAAAGAAATAAAGGTGAACTGCCACAGTACTATATAAAGAATGATCATGAACCTATAATATCAAGAGAAGACTTCAAACGGGTTCAAGAGTTAAATGAAAAAAGGAAGAAAGAAAAAGGTGTAGATGAAAATGTAATCAAAAGGATGGGCAATCGATATCCTTTAAGCGGAAAGATAATCTGCGGAAATTGTGGTAAAACCTTTAAAAGGTCGATATTGAATTCAAACAAAAAGTATCGTGGTGTAGCATATAAATGCCAATCCAATATATATGAACAAACAGGACAATGCTATGCAAGTGCTGTTAGAGAAAAAAGAGTATACGAAGCTTTTGTAAAGCTTTATAACAAGCTGTATTCAAATTGGAAAACACTACTTACACCATATATGATGCATTTAAAATCACTTGTACTGCTTAGGGTGGATCAGGCAGAAATTCAAAAAATAAATAATCAAATAAATGAGCTGATAAGAGAGAAACATAGGTATTACTGTCCACCGGAAGCAGAGTATTTAAAGCCTGTTCTTTTAAGCCAAAAGATAAACTCGTTCAATGCAGAAATGAAAGAATTAGAGACAAAAAAACAGGCTTTAGCAGTATCGCTTATTGAAAAAGATATTTCATTATCAGAAACGGAGAAATTTATAGCATTTAATAAAAAGCAGCAAGGCTTGCTGGATGAGTTTGATGAAGATTGTTTTAGTATGCTGGTTGATAAAATTATAGCAAAGCCAAACAACTGCATACGCTTTTGCTTGAAAAATGGAATGGAGCTTGATGAATACATTGGAGGTGATGATAATGCTGTGTAGGAGATTTCCATTCGGATATACAAAGGGAGATGACGGACTGCCGGAAATTGATGCCGAAAAGGGAGCCTATGTTAAGAAAATATTTGAAATGGCTATGGAAGGAGTATCTCAAAATAGCATTGCTGAAATCTTGAAAAAAGAAGGTATCAGGTCACCACTGAATAAGGTTAATTGGCCGAAAGGCACAGTTGGCTCTATTTTAGAGAATAAGAAATATATTGGAGATGAGAACTTTCCCGCTATAGTATCAAAAGAAATGTTTGAGAAAGTGGGTCAAATTTGTAATGAACGAAAAAGGTATTATAATGCTTTAAATAAATATAACAATAAGAGCAATGCACAGTATCCCTTCAGTGGAAAAATCATATGCGGATTATGCGGGAGTACATTCATAAGAGCAGGGAGAAACATGAAATGTACACCGAAGAGATATGTATGGGTATGCCACAGATATGTTGAAAACGGTAGAGTTAATTGCAGTAGTGGCAAAATGGATGAATTAACTGCGGAAACCAAGTTTGTAGAAGCGCTGTGGGAAGTAAAAAAACATTTCGATAAGTACGTGGGAAATCTAGAGAATCCTTTCAAATTAGCAACAAATCAAACTATCTCGCAATTAGATACAAAAATTCAGAAATTGATTAATCAGCTCGAGAGCTTACCCAAAGACCAATCCGATTCAATGATAATTGAAGAAAATATCCGAAAGCTTCTAAAGCAAAGAACTGAGGAAGTATGGAAAATTGCAGGTATTGATGACTTTGAACATAAGAACACAAAATTAAAAAATGAGCTGATGAAACTAAAAAAGAAGCCGCAGGAATTTGATGGTGAAATATTCAGAAAAGTAATAGACCACGTAACGTTTTTGAGTAAAGACAGAATAGTGTTTCATTTTATAAATGGGATAGAGATTGAAAAGGATATGAAATGATGTTTGCTTTATAGTAGAGATGTTGAATTTAGAATTTGATAGATTTAATATACAGAAGATTAACCGGTTGGGGTATTGTTTTTGCCCTGACCGGTATTTTTTTGTGATTTTATTCTGCATTAATGATTATATTAATTGAAAAATAGAAATTCTAAGAAAAATCAAAAAGGAAAAGTTATAACTATGTTACCATTTGCAGGAAAATAAATATATATGTAGAATAATTTCTTATAAGTAATAATAATGGGAATGCGGTAAGAGGTTATTATATAAAGGTATTAAAGATATTTGATTTTGGTATTATGTGATAACTTAAGTTTAAATGCAATATTTGGAAAGGGTAGACTATGGATAAACCTTGGATAGATGGGCCTAAGGAATTACTTATGCATGCGGCAGAACATTTAAATAATAATGGCGACTTCGACAGACGAATAGCATTAATCTCGATAGATAATGCTGTTGAGTTAACTATTAAAACTTATTTATCTCTTCCTAAAAGGATAAGGAAAACGGAGGGGCCTAGCAGAAAAGAATTACAAGAAGCAGAGAACTCATTTCCAACATACTTAGATTTACTTGAAAAGTATGATGCAAAAAAAGTATCTGATATTAATATAGATGATATTGAATGGTATCATAGGCTAAGAAATCAATTGTACCATGCTGGTAATGGTATGACAATTGAAGTGTCAAAAGTCGAGGCTTATTTTGAAATAGCTCGAGGATTATTTGATAGCATATTTAACGTAAATATACTAAATGATTTTAAATTCGCATATACGACCAATATTGGCAAATTCATGGAAATATGGACTGGATTTGAGAAAAAATTAAGGTCAAGGTTGCCACCTAAAGGTGAGAAGTACGCTTACTACTGGAAACGAGATTTTCTAGCAAGCATTGATTCCAGATTAGTACCTGTTTTTAATGAAGTTATGGATTTTAGAGATAATGTTGTGCATGGTCAACTAGAGGCAACTACAAAAGATTATAAAGAAATAATTGATAAAATAGAATACATCAATAGCGCCTTATATTAAGGTCGAATACAATAAAAAATATACTTTCTATGGATAGACTGAGTATTATTAATATTGTGCTATTTTTAGGCTAATAATGAAATTTGATGTGCAAATTCCAAATTAATATTTAACTTAGTGAGTTAAGTATGAATCAATCAGTCTATGTCGGAGTAGAGGATGATTTTCATAGACTATTTGAAGTTGAAGATAGGGATGTTAATTATACAGAAGAATAGATTAGTAGATGCACGCGAAGAGATGGGATGTTGAATAAGTCATAAGGACAAGTAGGTGAAAATATAAAATGGCTTCTGTTATGCAAATCTGGCCAGATGATTACCAAAGTTTATGGGATATTAAATATCATGATTATGTTATAGAAGTTAAATGGAGTAAGATTCCATTTGAAGATTACAAAAGGCTAGCACAGGAATATGCTCAGTGTGGACATTTGATATTTGAAAATGTAATTGAAAGCGGCCATAACAACGTAAAATCAGATATGTGGTTTTTTTGTGGCATATTTCTATTGCGGCAAAGCATGGAACTTGGGCTAAAAGCATTGATTTGTAGAGTATGCAATAGGAAGAATGAAATTCAGAAAAATTTCAAAGATTGTTGTCATGATTTATGGAAGCTTTTTTTGCGTTATAGCGAGAAAGGCGAGAACTATATTTCATCTGATGAAAAGCAATGGTTGATACATTACTTGGCATCAATTGAAGAGGTTGATGAAAAGTCCGACATGTTTAGATTTCCTTTTGAAGATGCGTTTTTAGCACAATATAGAGACAAATTTCTAAATAACATATCAGTGGCAAATAACATGGAGCAAGCTTATCACTTAATTAAAAAATGTATTAATTGTGGGACATATGATCATGATTTCCAGTTTGAAGCCGAATGGTCGCCTGAATTTTTAATTTTAGCAAGTCATGGTATTGGTAATTGCTATTTGTGTGAACCAGTTTCAGATCATGGATTTCATACTAAAATTACGGGCTATATTCAAGCAGCAGACTTTATTTTTTCCAATTGTGAAAAAAATCACTTGGGAGAAAGGCTCTATCCACTAATTTTTCTGCTTAGGAACGCAATAGAATTATGTTTAAAGAGACTTTTTTATGCTAGTGTAGATAATGGTGTCACCAGGCATGTTTTTTTATCAAAACGAAGAAGCCATTTACTCAAAAAGGATTTATGGAAAAATGTGCGCCCAATGATACAACATTATGCTTCCGAAAGTGATGCGGATTTGAAGATTATAGATATTGTTGAGGATCAGATTTTAGAATTGGATGCCCTTGACAAAAATGGAGATTGTTTTAGATACCCCACTACATATAGCTTAGAATATCGTTGCAACGACAGAGAATTTGATGTAAAAAATGTATACGAATATATGAGCGCTGTAATTAATTTTTTAGAAGGCTGTGATTCAATGTTAGATGTAATTTCTGACTTTGAATCAGAAATGCGTTCATATTATAGTGATTGTTACGATTATTATGATTATTAAATCCCCAAAAAGCATCCTTATGCAAAAATAATTTCTGTGATAGATACAGTATAATTATGAAAAATAGGCTGCTAAATGTAACGGAATCTATTAGGTGGAAGCACCTTGAACCATAAATAATATTGTTGTGTGTTCGTTGGTTTAAAATATTGACTTAGTTATAGAATGTTTGTTGAAATGATGAAAACGGAAACATGGTTAAAAAAGCCGAACTGACCAAGTTCCTGAAAAAGACACCAATGTATGTATCTATTGCAGAAGGAGACCGACCGTAACAGCACCGGCAATGAGTGCCCTAGAAGGCATGATTTTTAAGTACTTATTTATAGATAATAACACATATCTAACAGTATTCAGTTCCCATATTTCATATTCCAATTAGGCTAGCACATAATTAGGAGGACTTACCTGCGAAGTATAGCTGACATACATCGCATGACTAAATAAAGGTGTAATAGTTTTCGAAGTGAACCAGAGAACCAGAGAGTACTGATGTCCTGAAAAAATACCTACATCCATATGAAGGATTATAGAAACATTTGTAGAATTTTACATATATAAGTTGCCAGGAGCAAGATATAAAACGACTACCATAGGTGTAAAAATGAATTTATGTGATGAAAGAACTGTTATAGTTGATCTGATTGAAAATTATGAAGAAGGAGATTATCTAGACTTTAAACGAGAGCCTTATGCCGGTGATAGTTTGATTGATTTCTTGAAAGATGTAGTAGCCTTTGCCAATGCCGATTGCACAAGAGACAGATATATTATCTTTGGGGTCGAGGATAAGACAAAAAAGAAGATAGGTATAAACCCAAATGCTTTACTAGACTCTGCCAGTTATCAGAAACTGTTATCAGAAAAGGTAGAACCTGAAATAGCTATTGAAATTGGTAGTATCGAATACCAGGAGTTAATATTCGGATTTATTAAGATACCGGCTTCAAATAAAGACAGACCCTATATATTTAAGGAAGAATATCAGAAAAAAGGTAAAAAAATAGATAAAGGGTTACTACTTATTAGAAGAGGCAGCTATAATACTACGATGAACAGGAGTGACCTTGATAAAATATACTCCGGTGGTAAATTTGAAGTTTCCTTTTACGGGGGTCTTTTATTTGTGGCACCTATACAAATCGAAAACCAGTCTAAAATAGATAATGAGCTTACACTCGGTCAAATTCATGTTCTGGTAAGAAATTTTACTGAGAGACCTGTAACAATTGATTGGGGAATACTAGAAATACTCGATTCACAGGGTAACCTCATATGTGATAATAGGGTAATGGGTATAGGGAGTTATCAAGGTGCTGATTTATGTGCCTATTTTAATCTGAACGATGAAAAGATACTACCATTGTTAACTGATTTCAATTCTACTCATTGTATAATTTTGAACCTTGATGATGATGGAACTGCGGATGATAACTATACACTAAAATTAACTCTTAAAGATTTGAGTGGAAATACTCATACAGCAATGCTTGAAAATTGCTTCATTAAGGCAAGGGGACCAGTATTACATAAAATACAACGAAAATATATTAATATGCGTTCGTACTTAAAGGTTAACTTTAAAGCGTTATTGAAAGCTATTAATCATAAAGACTATATGGTTATCGAAAAGATCATGCAATCATCTGATGTTGACTTTAAACTTGTGAAGGCTGATCATATTGCGAATAAAGAGGCCTTTCCTGAAACTCACTATATATATGAGTTAGTAAAGCTAGCAGTTGAAAAGAATGATGAAAAACTTCTTAACTACTTTAAGAAAATTGGTCTAGATGAAAGAATTATCCAAAAGGCTCAAGGGGTGGTACTTGATAATAAGCTTCCTAACAAAGACTTTAAGTATTGGGATGATATTCTCAAAAAGGAATATGAAGAGTTTATTGAAAGCAGAAGGTTTGATGAATAAAGCCAAATATACTCTATATGCCTATTAGGCTAATAACTGACAGCTCAAGTAAAGGAATGCTTTAGCGATAATGAGCAGTTCAAGCTATTAGTAAATACTAAAAATTATTATGCCTGAACAGCTTGTGCTATATAAAAAATCTACCCGTTGGTGCGCACAGTAGGCAGTCAAAGAAAGGTACTTGGTGAAATCTATGAATAATAAAGCAAATGAGACTGACACTTTTAATCTTCGTATAGATGGTGAATATCAAATTCAAGCTGAACTGTTGTCAAATATTCTATATGATATATCAAAATTGACTGAAATCATTGCAGATGAAGAAGGATCTAGAAATGGATATAAACTAAATGTAACTGCTTTTGAAAAAGGTAGTTTTGAAATAGTATTTAATCTGCAAAATATAATAAGCGGAATAGGTGTTTCAGCAAATATAATCACTTGTCTTGTTGGCGTATTTGAATTGAAAAAACACTTAAAAGGGAAAAAGCCAAGACGAATTTCTGAATTTGATGATAATACAATAAAAGTAGAAAACAATTATGGAAATACTATCATTGTTCCAAAATCAAGTGGGGTTGTAATTAATAATTACATGGCCGATTATCATGTTTCTAACATGTCTAATAATATAAAAATACATGATCAACAAGGTGGATTTATTATATCATCAAATGATGAATCATTAAGCTGTTCTTCCGAAGATGTTGAAGATTTATCAGTTAAGATTTTTAATACTGGAAATACAATAGATGAAGATAACTTATCTGAATGTAAAATTAGAGAATTACCAAAAAGAGAAATAAGAAAATTAGAATCGGCACAGCCTTACATTAACGTGTTTAATGCAGAGCTTATAATTAAAAAGCCCGATATTTTGGGAGATACTGCTTGGGAATTTTTATTAGGCAATAAAAATATCAAAGCAAAAATTCTTGATGAAGAATGGCTATCCAGATTTCGTGAGAATGCTTTTGTTTTAAAACCTGGCTGTTATATTTCTGCTTCTGTCCAAGCCTCATATAAAAAAGACTTCTATGGAAATCCAACTGGCAGAGCAACATATAAGGTAATTAAAGTCTATGGAAATATAAAAAACTAGAATAGAAAAACTACTCTTCTGCTCCAATATGAAAGCGGCTCACATTAAATTTTAGGAACAGGAGCAAGTGCGTGATTGGAGTGAGTATTAGATGAATATTACTATGGAAAAACTGAAAAAAGATGGCCTTCTATTGAAACAGATACCTAAAGATAAACAAACACCAAAAAAGTGTAAAGAGGCTATCAGTCAAAATCCCAAGGCATTGCAATATGCGTCCAGAAAATGTATTGATGCAGAAATTTGTTTGACTGCGGTTGAGAAGGATGCAAATGCATTTCGATATGTTCCAAAACAGTTTGTTACCAAGGAAATGTGTTTGCTGGCTGTTCAGTCTAATGCAGATTTACTTAATAAAGTTCCTTCTGAATTGTTAACGCTGGATATATGTTTACTTGCAGTAACAAATAAACTAGATACTTTGGCATATGTTCCTCAAGAAATAAGGTACGAGATATTGAATGAAGAAACCCCATCAGAACTTCTTGAGAGTATAGTTGAACATAATATTGACTGGCTAACTTATATGCCTGCATGCAAAAATGGTATAGATATTTGTATGGCATATATTAAGAAAGACTTCTCTGTCTCTAAGTACATGCCTGTAGCAATAAAGAAGAATCAAAAGATTTTAGATTATCAGAAATCTCAAGGGAAAATAAGTCTTCTTAGTAAATCGTACAATTCGGAAACTGGTTTATTTATAGCAAAAATAAAGGTGATTTATGAAAGAATACCATCCTTTTTGTGTGATAGCAGAATAAGAGAGTATTCGTATACTGTAATGGCGGAGTTTCAGAACTTTGATGAATTTTACAATTTTGTAGATGGCAATCTATGTGATGCTGAATTACGTACATGTAAATTCGAAGGCATCGACCTAAAGAAATACAACATAGAAGGAGCAGTTATTCATCAAGACGTTTTGGCAGAACAAGGACTGTTTGATGGAATATATTTTGAAGGACTGAAGAAAAGAATAGAGTTCACGGACTTATCTGAAGTGGAGAAAAACGAAATCTGTCTTCTGACTGGATTCAATTATCCAAAGCCTGTTGATGAGGATGGATATGGAAGATTTGATAACAACTACATACCATTTTTCTATGTGAGTGATATTCATCTGTGCCATAGAGTTTTACATAAGTTTAAACTAAGAGCATCAAAGGAAGAAGTTAAATGGTATGTTAAGTCTTTGGCGAAAAAAATGCTGGCATCGGTGGGAACATTTCCTAATGACAGTTACTTACTAATTGCTGGAGATACTGCTTCGGATTTTGAATTAGCAAAAATATTTTATGAGGAATTGGTGGGATTATGGAATCCCCAAAAGATTGTAGTCATACATGGAAATCATGAACTTTGGGATCCATGGGATGAAATTGAAAATAACATTCAGGTTTATCGTGAATACTTTAAAGGCTTGGGAATCACATTCCTCCATAATGACTTGCTTTTGATAAAAAATCGACATCGGCATTCTATACTTAGTGAAGATGAAATCCATGATCTTAAAATAGGACAATTAAGGAAACAGGCAAAGAAGTGTTCTGCAGCAATACTTGGAGGTATTGGATTTAGCGCTTTAAATAGTAAATATAATGCTATAAATATGCGTTATGGAAAGACTTTTGAAGAATCAACATCTGCGGAAGAGGCACTGGAAAAAGATATTTTTGAAACTCGTAGATTTGATAATATATACCGTAAATTGCTTCAGGCGCTTCCGGAAAATAAAGTTATAGTTCTTACACATATGCAGAAGTGGGACTGGAATGGAGACTCATATAATCCGAATTGGATTTACGTAAACGGGCATAACCACCGTAATTACTTTGATATTAGCGGTAATAAGGTGGTTTATGCAGACAATCAAATTGGTTATAAAACAGAAACAGTAGGACTAAAATACTTCTATATTAATAATGAATATGACATATTTGCATATTTTAAAGATGGCATTCATCCAATTATAAAGAGTCAATATATGGATTTTAATATGGGTAAGCTGGTGCAGATGTCTTTTGGAAAAGAAGATGGACAGATTTACATGATAAAGAAGAATGGAAAGTACATGTTCTTTATCCATTGCTTATATTCCAAGCAGTCCAAAAATAAATGTCTTTATCTTTTGGATGGAGGTAAACTGCGCAAATTGTCACGAGATAGACCAGAGGATTTACAATATTATTATGATACTCTTGATATCTATATAGAAAATGTTCATCAACTGCTAGACAAATACACAGGTGGGCAGAAAAAAATTTCAGAGTTTGTAAAAAGACTTGGAGGATCTGGAAAGATTCATGGTTGTATAGTAGATGTAGATAAACCTGGAAATTTTGAAGCATATTCTTATTGCCACTTGTTTGTTAATCCAACAGATGGAAAGGTTACACCTTACTTTGCTTATGATGTGGCATCTAGAAGAGTTTACAAGGATTTCAAGGCTTTATTAGAATCAGAGGAATCTTGTAAATTGTTGCAAGGTAATTATACAAGACTTGAAAAGGAAAAGAACTTAAATATGCCTGCATTAGAGTACTCTAGTCAGTCGGAAGAATGGGGAGATGAAAGTTCAATGTATGACGAAGGTAGCTATCTGTATAAGATTTCAAGAATAATTAAAAGCCTACAGTATGTTGCTGAAAAAAGCATTGTTCGAATATGGAATGAGGAACTACTAAATTATGATTTTGTCAATCGTATCAAAGAGGCAAACAGAATTGAGGACATGATTGACAATTCATTCATTGTAGAAATTGGCGGTGAGTAAACATTGATATGTTCCACGGACTGGCATTTTTGAAAAACTACCTTAAAATCAATTACAACAGACAAGTATGGGGCTATAGATTCAGATGCGTTCTGACTTTTATTTCTGATTCAAGTGCTTCCACTTAAATAGATTCTGTGACATTTTGTAACCTCTTTCCTCTATATGCTATCACAGAATTTATTTTTGCACCAGAACCGATTTTGAAAGTGCTCACAAATATCAGAAACGTAAAACGTAAAATTTGATATTGTAGCTGAATATTCTAAGCATATTTTGGTATTAAATTAGACAACATATTGAGTTATGATTTATTTATCATATATTTAATTATCAATTTTTGGAAGTGGGTGATATTAATTGCTACTTATTTTAGATGAGAGCGGTAGAACTGGTACTCAAAAATATGATCTCTGTTGGAATTTTTCAAAGCAACCTTATTTTTTATTATGCGGAGTTTTAATCCCCGAAAATAAAGTAGAAGTAATTGAAAATAAAATAAACGAACTACATGCACGTTATAAAATACAGGGTGAGTTCAAATCGACAAAAGAAACTGTTAAAAAGAACATTAATGAATTAACAGAAGAATTTTGGAATATTATTTACTCAAATGAATGCAAAATGCTAATTGAGGTTGTCAATAAAAAATTTTGTATTGCAATGCACATTGTTAATTACTGCATTATTCCTTATTATGACTTCCCTGAAGAACAGTATTATTCTTATGATGCAGGAGTATTACGAAGAAGCTTTGCAAATTATATATATGATAAAATTAGCGATAATCTTTTTGGCGATTTTGTTGAAATGTTTGATAGTGATAAAAAAGATTTAGATAAACTTAAAAGTCTTTGTTGCAGGTTAATTGATGAAGCTGACAATACAGATATTAAAGAGTATGTTGAAGATACTCTTGACTCAGTTAATAACTATAGTGAGTTGGGATTATCACTAAGACACCTTTTCCCTTTGGTAGACTATTACAAAAGTGGAGAATCTGCTGTTGCAGTATGTCCACATATTGATTCTTTTAATAACATATTATCTAGAACGGAGTCGATTAGTTTATCAAATGTAATTCACGACAAAATCAATGAATTAAGTGTAGCATTACAACAAGCAGCTGTACAACAAAATAGAGAAATCGAATTTGGAGACTCAAAAAAGGATGCATTGTTGCAACTTGCTGATTTTTGGGCTGGAACCACACGGGAAGCTGTAGAAAAAGTATTGTTAAATGGTGAAACAGGAAATAATATAATTTATGATATTATCCAGCATGATTTAAATTTCGTAAGTAGCTTTAATGAACAGGTAAAATTATTTCCAAATAATGATATGTTGTTATTATGGAAGAATTACTATGAAGATCTTTTCTTTTGTCGCAATTCCTAAAAAGGGTTTTGTTGCAAATAATACTTGAACAGGAATGATTTTTGTAATAGACGAGATGACTTTTATTTCACTAATACTTTATGCAATACCAAAAAGCTGGTTAATCAATATAACTTCATCTGTTATATTTGCCCTTTATGTATCATGTGAAGGATTTCAACTCCAGCAATAATTGAACAGGCAGAGTTGAAGTTTTAAAACCAAGCATAGAGTTGGTGACTTGCTTGATGTGCCTGTGATCCTGCTCGATTATAATGTCTAGGTGTTTGACCATGAGATGCTCTGCTTTACAAGATATTACCACAATATTGTTCTTCAATAATAGCAAATTTTGTGGCAGCATATTTATCAGTTGTGATAAATCTTGGGATGGAGTTATTAGGAGAGGAAAGAGCTCTTTTTAGAAACTTTTTGGTCGATTTTTTATCACAGTTCATAGACAACCAAAAATCTATAGTATTTCTAGAGGAGTCCACAGCACGATAAAGATACATATATTTACCACGGTTTTTTAAATAAGTTTAATCTAGATGCCATGAATCATTGCTAGATTTCAGGTGCCTTATAATATTTTTACTCATAATAGGCGAATATTGAGAACCCAGCGATAGATGGTGGAAGGATGTATACTTAGACCTCGTTCTTGCATTATTCAGATAAATCTCGAAATTAGAGACTGTATATTTCAAATACCAACGAACACAAAAAATAATGATGCTCGATTGTAGTGTTTCCATCTAAATAGATTTGATTTCATAAGGCATTTACTCCTTACCAATAATAGGATATGGTTTTAACATAGGTGTTGCAGAAGATTCAAAAGTTTTTGCAATAGAACCCTTAAGGGTGTAGAATAGTGTATAATCATATTTATGAAATATATTATAGAAAGAAAAGATATAGAATGAATTTTCTTATGATTCGTTCTATAAGGTAAAGCTATGATAAATTCTCTGTCAAAAAAAGTTATTCAACAAATAGAACAAGAGGTACAATTAGAAACTAATAATGAAGAGATCCATAATGTATATCATTTCACTAGCGTGAGTGCATTGCATTCAATTATTGAAAATAATAGTATTAGACTAACTGATTGTACATTTATGAATGATAGATATGAGTACATTGAATGTTTAAAAATGGTGATATCAACTGCAAAAGAAATGTTAAAAGAGCGAGAACCTAATACGAAATATAATGAAATTCTTATAGAAATGCAAGAATATTACAACGAACGAGTAAAAGAATATATTTCAAATCTTAATGATGGTTGGTATCGTTCATTTTATATTTTATCGATGAGTACCATAAGTGACTCTATACCAATGTGGAATTATTATTCAAATAGTTCGGGAATATGCATTGAATTCGACAAAGCAGAATTATATGATATGTTTAGTAAGAAAGTAGACCTAAGTAACAATCCTAAGGCAATGCGTGAAGTTAATATTCGGCAATTCAGATGTCTATATGATGAATCATCGAAAAAAAAGCTAATAAGAAAGATGATAGAAATATCGTTACCTGAAATTGCTGAGAGCTATAGTGTTGATGAACAGAAGAAACGGTCTGGCTTATATGTCTATTTTTCAAATACAATTCGTAATTTTTCACATATTTTTAAAAGAGCTGAATTTATTTACGAGAACGAGTATCGATTTGTAATTGATTTCTGTAAGAATACTAATCCAAAAGAAAAATTAGAACATATTGATAAAGGTTTCTATTCCACACCGGATACTATTAGATCATGCATAACAGTTAAATTTGATAAAAATTTACCTATAAGAGCTATTTACATTTCTCCTACTAATATAAATGAAACGGTGGTAAGAGGTATTAAACTGTTATTAGAATATTATGGTTATGATGATATTAAAATCGAAAAAAAGCAGATGAGTTTGCGAGCGAACTATTAGAATTAAGTATTTAGTTTACATAGTTGGATAGCTTTAGTCAACGAATTTACGTTCAAAAAACAAAATTCATTGGATATACCGGCAAAGCAAGGATATACTATGGCTGGTTCTGTTGCAAATAACGTTGGGAACTGAGTGGATTTTTGTAATAAGGCAAAATGACTTTTATTTCACTAATATTTTATGCAATACCAAAAAGCTGGTTAATCAATATAACTTCATCTGTTTTATTTGATGTGCCAGCTTGTCCTTTATATATCATGTGAAGGGTGGCAATAATAGAACAGGCGGAGCTGAAATGCGATGCTCTACTTTACAAGATAAGTTACCAAAATATTGTTCTTCAAATTACTCAGAATAGGCGAATACTGAAGAACCAAGCGATAGATGGTGTAAGGATGTCACTTAGGCCTCTTTCTTGCATTATTTCAGCTAAATCTCGAAATGAGAGACTGTATTTCAAATACCAACGAACACACAAAATAATGATGCTCGATTCGTAGTGTTTCCATTTAAATAGATTTGATTTTATAAAGCATTTACTCCTTACAAATAATAGGATATGATTTTGACATAGGTGTTGTAGAAGAGTCAAAAATTTTGCAACAGAACCCTTTTTTACGCGATACAATGGCTCCGCTGATAACACAAGAAACTAATAGTTATAAACTACTCAGAAGAGATATTTTTGGCATATAGCACCGAGGCACCCTACGTTTGATTTTGTAGAGTGCCTTGCTCATTTTCGGACATTATTCATCCACATCCATAATCAATCCGGACTTGAATTCCACGATGCCATTCGTTGTGGAAATGCGTATAAGATCAGTTTATAATGACAGAGGCATTTTGCCTATTGGATTATAATTCAAGTAAATTGAATAATTTTTTATATGTTTCACTGGACAATACATCACAAGACATTTCATACAAATCTTCATTGGATAAAAATACATCATCCGGTTTGGCGTGTGGCGAAAAATATTTAATAATAACCATTTGGATGACTAAATCGATTTCCATTTCGAAACCGTGCTGAGTTGCCTCAGAAAGTGAGTTGAATTGTTCATAAGAAACGCCATGCAGTATAAGCAATTCTTGAAAATGGTGGGAAAGATTTATTTTTTGTGCAACTTTTTTATAGGGATGGTTTTCGGTTTTGCAGTACTCAGAGTTCTTTTTCATACTGGGTAAAACATTCAAGCCTTGTCCTGTAAGCCAATAAGGGTTGACATTTAGCTGTTCACCAATCTTGTCGAGAATTTCTGGATTGATATATCCATCATGACGAGCACGACTGATTGTTCTTCTTGTTACGCCAATATAATAGTCTTTTTTGTCATCCGTAAGTTTGTTGATGCTTAGTTTTCTTTTTTTCAACGCCTCGTCTAAAATATTACAGTCAATAGGTACCTTTTCTATTTTTTTGCGACCCATAATTATCTCCTTTTAGTTGGGACATATATTGATTATTTGTCAACTATTAAATTTTAAAAATACTGCTATAATACATAGTATAAAGTGTTGTTTTAGAAAAATAAAGATGAGACATAAATATAAGGAGATTTTTTATGGATTGCGAAAAGAAGCTACACGAGAGGGAAGAGATGACAATAGCAGATACTTGGGCGATAGGTTTTTCGAAGGATGAAACAGTGGGGTTGCTTAAAATGATCATTCCTGCAGCAACTGTCTTGTTGATTGCTGCTGGTGCGTATAAGAATAACTATACGGCATCAGGGAAGTTTTTTGGATTAGAGTTCAATCTATGTCCACATAAATGACTCACAGGAACTATAGAAAATCTAACCTATTTATATATCAAAAATATAAAACAATGGTCATAGTTATTTTATGCAATACCAAAAAGCTGGTTAATCAATATAACTCATCTGTTATATTTGATGTGCCAGCTCGCCCTTTATGTATCGTGTGAAGGGTTTCAACTCCAGCAATAATCTAACAGGCGGAGCTGAAATTCTTAAAACCAAGCATAGAATTGGTGACTCGTTTGATGTGCCTGTGATCCTGTTCGATTATATTGTTTAGAGGTATTTGACCATGCGATGCTTTACTTTACAAGATAAATTACCACAATATTGTTCTTCTATAATAGCAACTTCTGTGGCGGTATATTTATAGATTTGATTTCATAAAGCATTTACTCATTACCAATAATAGGATATGATTTTAACATAGGTGTTGTAGAAGAGTCAAAAGTTTTTGCAACAGAACAAGATACAATAGTGGAAACAATTCAAGGCACATTGAGACGTGATTAGAACGTAGGAGATTAATCATTTTAAAATATGTTTATTAAGTTTCAATTTGGTGCCGAGTTTATCTTGTAAATACAAATTTTTTTAGGGAGGATGGATATGTCATTTTTTCAGCAGTATAAAAGACTTGACAATCTTTGCAAAGATTTGTTTCACAGCGACAAAGGAATTTCTACATATATAGAAAACATGGAAAAGTGTGGCTATAATGCATGGAGAATTGTCGGGTTTGATACGGATTTGCAGATGCTAAAGAGATACCGCCATATTAGAAACTTAATTGCACATGAAGATGATGCGAATGAATCAGATTATTGTGATAAATCGGATGAAGAATGGATTATTTATTTTCATGAGCGAATTATTCGTTGCGATGATCCACTAGCGTTGTATCGAAAAACCATTTATGCCCCAGCCGAAATCTCAAAAGCGGAAAAAGAGACCAATAAGCCTTCAACCCCAATTCCAATATATAAAGATAACCCTAATTCGTCGATAATTCCTCATGCCGTTGCTTTCGGATTTCTGATTGCAATTGTTGTGCTTTTTTGTATGTTTACCAAATGATGTAAGTGGAGGAACGCTCCCTTAAATTAATCACTTGGAGGATTTGAAAATGGAACAAGATAGAATTGTTGAGCTAATTAAAAATGCTGGAACTGATGCTTTCTTTGTCGGTGGTGCGAATGATGACCAAGTTGTTGAAATAGAAAAACAACTTAATATTCAACTGCCTAATAGCTATAAGTGGTTTTTGAAAAATTATGGTCATGGCAGTCTTAGTGGAGTTTTTATAATAGGCGTTGGTAAAGATAAATCACTGGTTTGTGTGAAAGAGACTGAAAGAAGAAGGGATTTAGGCTTGCCTAATAAATTTTTGGTAATCGAAAACTGTGATGAGTGGCAGTTCTGTCTTGATACTGGAAATATGAAAGATGGCGAATGCCCTATAGTGGAATGGGAAAAAGGAGTAACAGGAAAAAGGATATTTCAAAATTTCTACAAGTATATTATACAAAGATTTAGTGAATCGTTAGAAAATATGGGGAGATTCGATTTTTTAAAAGAATATATATTTGAGGACCCAAAGGACAAGGATATATGGAATAACAAAAATGTATTTTTTCGATTAAACCATAATGATATTCATGACTATGAAAGTAAGCTGGGGAGAAAATTTCCTCGTGAGCTTAAAGACTTCTTTGTAGAGGTTGGATATGGTTTTCTAAGATGTGATGTTAATGATTACATAAATAGAATTGACCTCAAGTAATTGACTTTAATAAACATAGCAAAATTAGTTTCAGCCATGTTTCTAAAATCCAGTTTCTATGCGGCTTTGGAGAGGGGGTCGTTTCCGACCCCCTAAAGCGACCCCCTTTTTAAATCAGAATAATTTCGCGTATTTCTATCATTTCCCTGCCTCAACACAGGAGGAAAGCAGGAACATCAGTGAAAATACACGCTGGGGATTAACAAGACGGTTTGAAAACGGAATCATATCCGTCAATCATACAAAATTTTTAGGGTATACCAAAGACAAAGATGGAAACCTTGTGATAGTGCCGGAAGAAGCTGTTATAGTGAAACGGATTTTTAGAGAATATCTGGAGGGCAAAAGCATAATTCAGATAGCCAAGGGACTAGAAGCAGACAGAATCAAAACAGTAACAGGGCTGGAGCACTGGCATCCTGGAACAATCGATGGAATGCTCTCCAATGAAAAATTCTGCGGAGATGCCTGTATGCAAAAAACCTACACTATAGATTTTCTGACAAAGAAGAAAGTAAAAAATGAAGGATATGCTCCGCAATACTATATTGAAGATAACCATGAGGCAATTATACCGAAGGAGTTATTCCATCAAGTACAGGTGGAGAAAGCAAGGCGGGCAAGCCTTAATAAAGCTGCAGTAACTAGAAAATCAAATAAAGCGAAAAAAGAAAAGAGCAAATACAGCTCCAAATATGTACTAACCGAACTTCTGGTGTGTGCAGAATGCGGTCATGCTTACCGCAGGCAGACCTGGTCAAAATATGGACAAAAAACAGCGGTATGGCGATGCGAGGATAGGCTGAAAAGCGGAACAAGCTCCAAATGCAAAAACTCCCCAACCTTGAAGGAAGAGCAACTCCACGATGCAATAATGAAAGCCATCAACAAAGTAGTAGAAAACAACGGAGACTTTATCAAAACATTTCGTGAGAATGTTATCCGGGTAATAGGAAACTACAGCACCGGGGGAATTACAACCGAATATGATGCCCAAATCGAGGAACTGCAAAAGCAGATGCTGAAGCTCATCGAAGACAATGCAAAACAAGGAGCTGTAAGCGATGATTTTGACAATGCCTACAAACACATATCAGATCAGATAAACGAACTAAAAAAGGCAAAAATACAGCATGTACAAGCACAGAAAAAGGCAGAGAACTACCAACAAAGAGTAGAGGCACTGGACAAAGCCATAACCACGGTAAACCCACAAGTGCGAGACTTCGACCAAGAGCTTGTGAAAAGGCTGATTAACTCAATCAGAGTCTCCAAAGGAATGAAAATAGAAATACAGTTTCACTCTGGGATTGTTATGACGGAGGAAGTGGAGTGCTATGAGGATTAAAACGGAAGGCGCAATACGTAATTTTAGTAGGAATAACCATTACCGTAACTGCCAGTACAGCAGCTGCGGTTTTTCTATGTTTAGCAACAACACTTTGTGATAGCAGCAACTGTTTTAATATCATTATAAATAGGAAGTGGAGAAAGAAGATGACAACAGAAGAATTATATGAATTACAGGAAGATGGAAATCTAGGATATGCCTGTGTATATAAAAAAGGCGATAATGGAATGCATACTGATTATATGTTTCCAATGACTGCAGAGAACATTGCAAACTTTATTGGAAATAATGCTTATACTGCAGATAAGATTATCATGACAGATATGTGTGACAGGCTGATTTGTGAATCTATATATGGTGGGTTTATAATGACCTGTCCGAATCAGAAACTGTGCAGAGACATTATTCCTCACTTAGCACCCATACAGCAGGGAGAGAAAGAACCAAAGGACTTCCCCATTGCAACCAAAGAGGAAATGGAGGCATTATGGCATTCAGAAGAAGAGGCAGTAATGCAGGCTGAATTTAGGATGTTGTAATTTGTAAACTTACTCTTATTTAAGCCTCTTATTTAAGGGTATTGTTAATTCTATTCAATTGAGGTACAACTTATGGCTTTAATGATGAATAATGAAAATTATGAGTGTTCAAGAAAAACAAAAGTTTTACTTTTTGTAAAATGGAATAGAATATTTCGCTGCGATAGATTGCAACTTGGAACCTTTTCTAAATTCTATTAAAATGGATAGTATATGGTGTTCCGCTTGAAAAGACACCAACAGAATAGCAGGGATGCAAGAAATAGTAGAACCACGCGGAGCTATTACCGAATTACGCTATGAGTGTGAAATTAATTAAAGTATATAAGTAAATGAAAAAGAGATAACTTGAAGTAGCATTATTTCACTTTGAGTTGCCCTTTTTCTAAGCAAAAACATTTATAAATATTAGTAAAAATAGCTCAAAAAGTAAGTGAACGGGTACTATTACCTATAGATGGATATAGTTTTAACGTATTATAAGAAGTGAAAAATTATCTGCAGCAGAACAAAAGCAAACTCTACGTCTTAAACTTATAGGGGAAGGAGAAATTGGTGAATATAATCAAAATAAAACTAGATTAGTGAAAATATGTAAATAAATGAAAAAACATTTGGGTTGACTAAAAAATTTACTATTGTTATCATAAATGTAATTTGCATGCAAACAATATCAAAATAAGTAAAATATAATTCTATTATAGTAAACTTTCTGAACTGGAATTACTATATAGTAAGAACCAAGGGTGCATTCTAGATAGTACCATAAATTATATATTACATAAAACTATGGAGGTTTATATGAAAAAAATTAGTATGCTAGTTATGATTGCAATTTTAGCATCTACGTTATTAGCAACTTCTTCAATACCAGCATTGGCTGAAGATGTTGAGTTTAGCACGGTTCAGGATAATAGCGATATCAGCCAAACAATTACAGAAAAAGGTATAGCTCTTTCTGTCGAAGACTTTAACAAGGCAATGACTGGTCCAGAATCTGAAAGACAGCCAAAGGAAAGTTGTAGCAGTTATAAGACTGTAGATTTACAAATCAAGAATCTAAATTTAAATGGTAGTACGATTTCTTTTGATGCAAATGCAAAATATTCAGGTGAAAAGAGTGATATTTCAGCATCTGGTAGTCTTTATGCAGGTTTTAAAGCCCAAAATGGTATGAACAGTATTGTTGGAAATCTTGAAGATTTAACTGGAAACTTTAAAATATTACTTTTTGAAATATTTAATGATAGTTCAAAAGATAATCTATTAGTAAAAAATGAAATAAATGAAAAGCCTCATTTGAAAATGTATCTATTAGATTCTAATAAAGATATTCTTTTTTTTGAAATAGAGCTTCCTAAGGTATTAGAACAACTAAATGCTAATGCATTTTCTGAAGGGGATTCTAAAAATGATTTATATTGGTTTACAGAGCTTGCTAAGCCTACAGAAATAAAAAATATTTCTACAGACAAAGAGATAATGCAAAAGCTTGGAATACCAACAACTAAAAAAAGAGCACTAGGTGGTTATTCAACTTGGGCAAATCCAACTACATACTATAAAGCTTTCTATGTAGGAAATGATTATACGCAGTGTTATTCACTACCATATCTTGAGTATAAGCATGTTAATGTAGCTTCACAAGATTCAACATGGACAGCTGCTTTTAAGGTTGCAGAGCATACACAGGTTGGTAATTATACTTATTATGGAAATAATGTTTTTTCTTATAGAAATCTTCAAATTAACTTTGGATGTGGAGACAAGTCAACCTTTGTTCGCACTTTCCAAGAAGGAAGAATGTATGATTATACTTCGTATATAAAAGGAATTAAAAGCTTATATGATACAATAACTGCATCGTTAGGTAAAAAAGTAGTATCAACTTTACCGTATGGTTCGACTTTGAATACGATACTTGGCTATTTTAATACGTTAACATCTCAATCAGGAGAAGTTACACTCGGAGGTGGGGCAGTATCTCTATCCGATAGAAAAACTGTTGCCGTTGGTCAGAAATTAGCTAAATATGAGTTTGAAGAGTGTACAGATCATGGTGGACAAATCCTCAACGGAGATTATTATATTTATCAAGCTCTCCTTCAGTACGAAAGTACTTCTGGTACATCGGTGAGTACAGTAGGTGCTCTTCAGTTAAAATTTGACGTGTACGACAAGTCTGTACCTTCGACAACATCAGTTTCACAGAATTTCCAACTCAATTATACAGCAATTCCTTAGTTCTGATAGCACAGAGTAGAATATAGTTTTCTGCTCTGTGCTATTATTTATAATAATAGAAATATATCAAAATATAGTAATTTTAAAATCACATAATATATTAGGTCTAAATCTGCTTGATAGTAATTGTTAATGAATTGTAACTTGAATAACATTAGCTATTATAGTAAAATATATACAATAAATTGCATTCAAAATGTTTGAGGATATGGGGGATATTAACAATGGTAAAACTCAGCAGCAAAAAATCGACTATTATTTGTGTAGTAATGGCTATATTTCTTTTAATATCAATAATAAATAGTGTTTATTTAAATATGCAGAACCAAAAATTAAAAAAAGAAGATGTACGACAAATGTACGCTGAATGGTATGAAGTACGTCGCCTGTCTGAGGTTGTAGATAAATACATTAATAGCGGTGGTAATGATGGAAAGAAATATGCATTATTTGTAAATCATATATGTTATCATTTTGGTTCAGCAGTAAGTGTAAGTGAATTAAAGGTTAATATGCATAATTTGCTGACTTTATCATATGATCCTCTGTTTTCTAATTTAGCAAATGTAGAAGAAACTTTAAATAGAGAAAAAGCGACAGAGTTATTGAAAAGTATGAATAGCGACTTATTAACTATAAGCAAAAATATTATGGAAATAAATGAAGAGGAAAAAGAAGAGCTTCTAGACCGATCATCATCAAAGTATAATGACGTGAATGCTAGAGTAAAGGATTTATCTAATAAATATAATAAGTTAGTTGATGATTACTTCAGAACTTATACAAAATAAAATAAGTTTATTATATTAATCATTAGTTGGTTTAAGTATTAAGTAAAATAAAACAAATTTTATAAGAGATTTATAAATATCGTTGTATACTTGTGCAACTATGAAAAAGTAATAAGAAGAGATAGTATGTGCGCTGTGCTGTATTGTTTACATAATTACTAAGTTAATTAATGCTTGAATTGCTAATGAATAAAAATTGTTTCGGAGGTAAAAATGAAAATAAAGTCACGGCTTGCACTTTTACTATGCGGTATGATGCAAATAATTTTATTTTTTTCTTTAACAGTAAATATATTTGCAGAAGAATCAATTTGCCCTATAAAAGGTGAGGCTCTTTTAATAGGCTTAACGAGTATTGACCCAATGGAATATGGAACTGATGGCACAGATGGATGCTGGGGGTGCGAAAATGATGTGGATTTGATGAATAATATTCTTTCATCAAATGGCTTTAATGTCTCACAACTCTTAACTCAAAGCGCAACTCATGATAATATTTTGAGTCGTATCAATCAAATTAAAGGCACTCTTTATGCGGGAGATACGTTTGTAATCTATTTTTCAGGACATGGTGAACAAGTAGCTGACAGCAATGGTGATGAAACAGATGGTCTAGATGAAACGCTAGTTGCATATGATAAGGAAATTATAGATGATGAATTAGATACGATATGGAGAACTTTCCCTATTGGGGTGAAAATAGTTATGATTAGTGACAGTTGTCATTCGGGTACGGCATATAAATCTACAATGAATCAACGTGCATTAGTTGATACAAGTACGATGGATGCTTCCTTGATACATATCAGTGGTTGCCGAGATAATCAGTTTTCAAATGGTGATTGGGATAATGGAATATTTACAAAAGCACTTGGAGACGTATGGGATAACGGCAGTTTTAATGGAAACTATCAAACTTTATGTGAACAAATAAATTCAAGAATAAATGATTCTGAACAAATATCAGAGTATCATGAATATGGTAATGTTCTTGATAATTATAGATGTGAAAAACCATTTACTATTAATAAGACTCCAGTTCAAGTCTCATCATTCAATGATTTAAAAGAAGGCGATCAAATTCTTTTTAAATGTCTAGGCGATATTTCTGGAAATAGATGGCTTGATGGGCGTACTGCTGATTCTACAGTAGGTCTATCTTCGCAAACAGGAGGAAAATACACTGGCTCACATTGGAGCATTTATAAATTCCAATAAATAATAAAAATTTTATTCAACAATTTATAAAAGAACTGAACACTTTTTCTATCAATATGCATAAGCCAAATATAAAGCAACCAATTATAAACTTATCCTCTACTTGAAGCTAATATTCAACTGGAGGATTTTTATATAACTAACTTTTAATCTGCCTATTCTATAAATCCATAAAAGAATTAAAACTAATAACTTTTGGTTCTGGTGCAAAATGAATTCTGTGATCTTATAACAGTAAAATTTTGAGAAAGAGGAAACTAAATTGTCACAGAATCTATACAAGTGGAAGCACTTTTTCTGGTGATGAGGATATTGATTCTGATGTATTTGCACCAGAACCTAAGACATTAAGTATAAATATTAATAAATTAAAAGAGAGCATTAAGTATGAAAAATTTTTATTTCATTATTCTTTTAATCTCCATTTACATTATGACTATAGTTAGTGGGTGCTATAGTGATTCACGTCAGGACAGGGAAGCTAAAAATAGTGGTCAAGTTAGTGAAAAGGTTAATGAAGATATGAGAAGAAATATGATGATGACTTAAAGATTATTGAAAAGTGTGGAGCAACTTATTATTCAGAATATGCATTTGGGGTAAATGGAAACAGAGCTAAAGGTAAAATTGGAGGATACTATGGTGCGTTTGAAATTTGGAATTTAAATGTAAAAGAGGATGGGAAAATTACCATAAACAACAATTGCAAATTCAATGGAGGAAAATTTAAGGTGGTTCTAGTTACTCTTGATAAAAAGTTAGAAAAATTATTTGAGTATTCTGAAAGTGGTGAAGCTCAGAAAGAGGTTATTACAATATATGTAAACAGAGGTGAAAACAAAATAATAAAGGTTGGTTATGATGCAGATGTAGACATTGATATTTCGCTTGATGCTGATAGACTGTAGGACAATGCTTTTGTAACCGTCAAATAGTTTTGCATTTTGAAATTTTACTAAGGTATTAATTTGTAATATAGCATCTAAAGGATAGATACTTGCCATGTAATAATTAAACCCATATAATTAGATAATGTTTAGTGATAATTTTATTTTTATGGGTGAAGGACTAATATGAAACTTAATTTAGATACTATTATTGGGATATTAGAAAAAGAAAAAATTCTATATTTGGCAACAACAAATAATCAATTTCCGGATAATTCTGCTGTATGTTTTGCATATGATCAAAATTTGCATCTTTATTTTGGAAGTTATTCGGATACTTTAAAGTGCATTAACATTAAAAAAAATCCTTATGTAGCAATATGTGTTGGAACTTTACAAATTCAGGGGCTTGTTAGAATGATTCAATATGGCAGTGAAGAATATAAAAATAAAAGAGAATTTTATGATAAGCGTTTTCCTAAGTATAAATCAGTATTTGAAAAGATTTGTAATGAATTATATGAAATAAGCCCTCTTGTAATTTGGAACTATAACACATCTTTAGGGGAGATGAATAGGGATGAACTAGTATTTGATGAAGAATATTATCAAGCAATATCACCATATAAATTTCATAAATATAATGAGAGATCATAAGCTAAGCTAAAATATCACTAGTTTCTAATGAAATTGTACCGAATAAAGCCTTCAATACAAACTTGGTTTTTGAAGGTTTTATTGCTTACAATTTAATTAGGATTGTACAGCATAATGCTAGTGCCAAATTACCATATAAACGATAGTGGTAGGCAGTAAGGGGTGAATCTTCACGACATCATTTTTGTATACTCAAGGCGACGTTAAGGTGGTAACACAGCATATGAAGGAGTGAAACGACTGAAGAAGATGGTGTACCACCCATGCAAGGCTTGCCCAAGATGAGGAGTAAAGCGAGTTAGATTAGTCGCAAGCTACTGCTTGAAACTATAATTCTGATGACGAAATGTGGTTCGGAGGGCAATGAATCTTTTATATTAGAGTAACTCAGGCTCCTTATGGAGGTCACACAGTGAAACATTTTTTAAAGCTAGTTTTATGTAATGGAGGTTGATTTATGAGTGACAAGGGTAAAGAATTTGAAGAACTTGTCCATTATGTATACGCAAGTCTACTAAAGATGGAAGAGAGAAATGCAATTATAAGTAAAAATGTAATAATTAGAGGAAATGATAATACAAATAATGAATTTGATGTTTATTATGAATTTAAAAAAGTAGGCATACCACATAGAGTGGCTATTGAATGCAAAAACCATAGCCGTCCTATAGAGAGGATGTATATTCACAATTTCGCAGGAAAGCTTGAGTCTGTAGCTCCCATGCAGGGAGTAATGATTTCAGTATCGGGTTATCAGGAAGGAGCTTATGAGATTGCTAAAAAGAAGGGTATAATCCTTTTAGAAGAAAAGGATTTGCCACGCTTTAATGAAATTTTAGCTGAGCAATTTAAATTTGTATTTCTGCCTGATGAGAATGCTTCTGGAGAACCTTTCTGGACACTTATGGAAATAGAAAATGGTGAGAACAATGGAAACTATGTGTGTATGCCTTCAAACGCTGAATATGATTTTATCATCCCATTATTTATTAGTAAAAAAGTTGCAGAAACTTTTAAACAGAAATACTATGGCAACAGAGAATGTGCTGTTAGAGGCATAAGGAGAGAACAGCTTTTCGGGCTTGTTGAATTTACAAAAATCCACAATATCATATTTTGGCTTGTATTATCACAACCTGAAGAAGATGGATTCGATTATTTTATCTTGACTACTGAAAAACTAAGGAAGAATTACCTATAGTGAAACAAAGGACAAGTGTAGGTTAAATATATATTTCGACGGAAAATATCTTGAATAAACTAGGGTATTTAGATAATCAGCTTTTCCTAATGAATGAAGACAATAGAGATTCATGTGATTGAAATTACTAAATGGTTAAAAATGAGTAAGTAGTGAATGCATATACTTGTTTTGAGATTTTATATTAGCCTAAATCAGGCTCCTTATGGAAGTCATACAGTGACGGCTAAGGGTGTTATAAGATATTCTACGGTAAACAGGTACAATACTACATTAAACTATGACTTTGCATGGATAGATGATCATTGGGCTGTAACTTCTGGCCACATATTTGAGTATTACATATGGTAATGATACTTGGTATACAACTGCTATAAAAGTTAATAAATAAAAATTATAACACTTTGAATTAACTAGAGAATACAATTGAGATATTCTAGTGAGTTCAACTATGAATTCTTGATTTTTGTAACTACTCAAATTATTTAATAGAAATTACATTAGAGATTGTAATATAGTAATATATTTATTTTAGATAGATATCGGAGGGGACTATGAAATCAAAAATTAAAATTCTACCAATGATATTGGCTATAGTTTGTATTTGCAGTTCATGTGGTAATGGCAAAAATAACATACAAATTACAAATGGTAGTGCTTTTTTAATTGAACAAAATACATTTAAATTGTATCTTACAATTGCAAATAAAGCAGAACAAACCTCAGAGCTGTTTAAAGTTAAAATAAAAATAAATAATCCAATATTATCGACTGCACTTGGATTTTATGAAAAGGACTTAACAGAATCTGATAGATCTAAATCTCCATTTGTGGTTGAATCATATAAAGAAATTACTATAGATCAATCTTTTCCTTTAAATCAGGACATTGATGATTCTTTAATAGGTGATAATGTTGATAATAGTGATAATATTCCTTCAGTTCAAGTAGAGATTATTGCTGATGATTTTACTAATACTTTTCCGTTAGATAAGTTTTAACCTAAATAAAGTATGTGTTGAAATTAATAAGTAGAAATTAGCATTGGCTAACACGAGTTATTTGTTTTAGAAATAAGACAACCCCGTCTATAGGGGTAAAACATAATAATATGGTTTGGGTTGCTTTTGCATATACAAAGACAACAGGGATCCATAATATTGTTGGTGATGACGTAAATAAATTCGAATAAACAAACTCTTGTTGTTCTTGATGTGGCTGTTAATGTTAATAGAGAGTACACAGATGAAGACCTTTAATGTTTTTTTAAGAATACAAATATACTTAATAGTGTTAAAACGGGTACTAGGAAAGTAACCATAGTTATGAAGTATTAGTTAAAGCAACTTTCTAAAGTATGTTAACAATATTTTAAGCAAACATAAGTATCACATTTTAATGTATAAAGGATAACAATTATAGACTTATTCAATATAATATAATACTTTATAATTTTGCTTTTAAATATGAGAGAAACGTTTGGAATTTCCATCATTCAAAAGGGATATTAGACGTACAAGTATTTAATATGAATTTTATTACATAGAACAAAATAAGTGAAGAGGTATGTAAATGATATACAACTGGCAAAGGAAGTGGAAATTAATTGGAAATGAAGATAAATTAGAAGAATCATTTCATAATATAAACAAATATAGATGTTTAATACTACTCGGTGAACCAGGTAGTGGTAAATCTACGGAATTGGAAAAAATGTATAATGATTCTAATTTATCAATTTTTGTTGATTTAAGAGGTGTAAATTCTTCAGCAGATCTTAAGGTTAAAATTCTAGTTGATAACAAAGATTTAGACAGCCTAAGTGAATTTTATATCTATTTAGATGCTTTTGATGAAGCAGTTTTAAATTATAAAGATATTGGAGATTCGTTACTAAAATTACTAAAAAACTTTGGCGTGAACCTAAAAAAAGTCTTTCTTAGAATAACATGCCGTACAGGGATATGGCTAGATTATCTTGAAGATGAGTTTTCAAAATTGTGGTGTAAAGATGAAGTGAAAAAATATATGCTTTGCGCACTTTCAGATGATGATATTAAGAACTCACTTGATGCAGAAAAAATTGAGTACGAAAAGTTTTATGAAGAAGCGATTAACAAAAATGTATATTCTCTTATGAAAATACCGGTAACAATGAAGTTCTTAATTGATGAATATAAAGTCGATCAAAGTTTCTCTAATTCAAAGAAAAATTTGTATGAAAACGGATGTATAAAACTTATCGAGGAGCCAAATAAAAGTAAACGTCAAAAACTTGAGCTTGTTGATGAATATGATTTTAATGATAGATTTTATACTGCAAAAGTAATTGCAGCATTAACTATTTTATGTGGTACAAAATATATTAGTCATAATATGGTCAAAGGCTATGAAAATTTAATTTCTAGTGAAATAAGTGATTTATTTTCAATTTATAAGAAAAACATTAATTCTGTCTTGAAGACGGCGATATTTAAATCTGGAAATTATGGCTATGAATGGACTCATCTTTCTTATGCAGAGTTCTTGGCTGCTAACTTCATTAATGAATCATTTGATTTTGAAAAGATAATTGCACTTATTAAACACAATTATTCCGAAGAGAAAAAAACGATACCTCAATTACATGCATTAGTCGGTTGGTTAATCTCGATTAACGATAAGGTGTTTGACTGGGTTTTTAATAATGATTTTGACATTATACTTTTGGGCGAATTATCTTCAATTGATAATAAAAAGAAAGCTAATATAGTAGAAAGATTTATTACTTCTGATAATAATTGTGGTACTAGATATTTCAAGTATTCTATTATTGAACAATTACAATGTGAGGAGACAGAAAAAGTAATAAAGAGATTCCTTTTGGGCGGTTATTACACATCTACATATAAAAATTACAAGGTAATCCAGTTCTCTCAAACACTTAAAATTAAGTATTCATTTGATGAGTTGCTTATGGGGATGGCTCATGGAGATAATAATATTTCAAGCTATTTTTGTAATAAGTATTTAGAATATGGCAACGATGAACTACTAACTAGATTAGCAAATATTTTGAATGATAGGATTCAAAAGGAAAGAAAACTGAACCTTATGCCAAGCCTTAGATTTAAGATATATGAAATGTTATATCCAAAATATATTTCATTACAAGAAAAGTTAGACTTAATGTGTAAACTGCTTGACGAAGATAATTTTTATTTTGAATCAACGTTTAAAGAATCGGCATCAAAGTATAGCAAAGACGAGATTCATGAAGCAATAGAATACTGCGAGAAAGTTGAGTTAAGTCCAAAATCAAAAAGAACCGAAGCTGTCGTGTGTCATATTATATTTACAGCCTTGTTATTCAATAATGATATTCAAGAGCAAATAAAAGTATTAATAATTAAGTATTTAGAATGTTATAAGAGCTTCATTTGTTTACCAGAAGATAGTCAAGTACGCAGAAGACTATTGAAATTTATAATTGAATTAAAATATGATTTTAAGAAGGTTGAATTAAATGATTTATATAGTAATATCCTAAAAGAAGATGATATTGATTGGATACGCGACCAATCTGAAAAAGGAGAATCATATTATGACGAAATAAGTACAATATATCAAAAAAAGTATAGTAAGGAAGAAAATGTCATTAAATTAATTGAAAATCCTGTAAAGTTAAAAGAAATTATTAAGGAATCTCAAAATGATAAGAACTACAACGTATGGATGAATTTTATTAAACTTGTTTTTATTGATGAAGTCGATATTTTTGAAAAATTACTTTCATGCTGGGAAGATGATTATATTACAGAAAGAATAGAAAAACTATTAGGAAATGAAGACATAATGTCGGATATTATTACCCTATCTGTTGATTATTTAGAAAACTATAATGTGTTGTCAAGCTATAAAAGACACAATATATCGTTGGAATATGATGTATCACTGATTTGCTACTATATTTTGAGTGTTTCCAAGTCAGATTCTAAAATAGTTGATCTGATTAAGGTTTATCGGAAATGGATGTGTGCAATTCTATTTGAGAATAAATTTACAAATATACATAAAGAACTATTTTGTAAATTTATCACGATTGATAAAAAGTACGTACTAAACTGGTTATTTAAGCAAGAAATATTAGATAGTGAAGATTTTGATGTAAAATATTCACTTATACTTATTATCAGAAATTGCTTAGATGAGTTTATTGAGAATGAAATATTAAAAAATTTCAACAAATATAAGAGCAATGAGTTTTTGTGCTATGTTCTTCTTGTGAACTTACTAATAAATAATAGCAAGAAGGCAAAGGCGTTTGTTGAAGAGTATATATTAAAGTTCGATAACAGCTTGAATTCATATGATACCGAGTATAAGTCGGTTGTTGCAGCTTATATTTTTGGCCAAATGAATTTTGATTGGAAATTGGTTTGGAAAAAAATACCTAATAATGAAATCAAGTATGATATCCTGTTGTATATCGCTCAGAAAGCTTCTAGCCATGGGTTTTATGATAGTAATAATATTAATAATTTTACAAATAATAATTTGATTTCAGAAAATCAATATGCAAAGTTCTATATTTGGATCGATGTAAACGCAAATAAAACAAGTAAGAGAGATCCATTAAATTCGTATATTAACCGAATAAAAGAATCAATCTTGTATAATTTGAAGAAAAGAAATTCTAAAGAGTCAAGAGAAGCAATTAAATATATATGGAAAAGTTGTTACAATGAATATATAGTTCAAGATTTGTGGAAAGAAATTGAGTACGAATACTTAAAGGAACGATGGATTCCATTAAAAATTAACGAGATTAGTGCAATGTATCACAACAAGCAAAAGACACTAATTAGGAATGGAGCTGACTTGTTAAATGAAATTACAAATTCATTAGAACGATTCAACAAGCGTATGAATGGGAGTAAATCAATAAAGCATCTGTTATGGAATGAGTCTAATTCTACTTTTACACATAAAAATGAACATGCTTTATCAAATTTGATTGCGTTTCATCTTGAGTATGACTTGAAAGAGACAGGTGTATTTGTTGACAGAGAAGTAGAAATAAGACCCAAACAGGGAACGGATGGAAGTGAAAAACCTGACATCGTTGTACAGATGAAATCAGGTTTAAATATTCACAAAAATGTAATCATATATATTGAAGTGAAAGGTTCGTGGCATGCAGAAGTTTCTACTTCAATGGAATCACAACTAATTAACAAGTACATGAAAAATAAATCTAAATATGGTATTTATGTAGTTGGGTGGTATGGAGAGAAAGCATCATCGATTAAAAACAATGAGTATTCTGAAATAGTGGATGAATTTAAGTCACAGGCAAAAGAATTAACTGACAAGTATAAAGTTATGGTTAATACTTCGGTAATAGATGTCTCCATTAATACTTAATTCGTTGGCAAATAATTATCCTTGCACTAAGAGTAATGGGATTGATGTTGACTAGATTTGATAAATAGATTATAAAGAGGGAGACCTGCTATGAAAAATTTAAAAATGTAAAAATTATTCGTTTGCGTAGAGTGCAATGTTGGTTTTTGATGGCTCAGACCCGTACTGATTTTCGGTCGGGTCTTGGATGAATTCTAGTTATGAAATGAGTTTATAGAAATCAAAGAAAATTAAATCCGGATTAATTATGGAAAAAGACTTTATCAAGACAATTGAATAATTGTTCAGAATAAAGCTCTCAAACCACAACATGTTTGAAAGTTTTATTGCGCACAATTTTTACTTACTGGTAAAGTTGTAGCAGCACTTCAAAGTGCCTGACAGAAATGATATACTTCTAATCATAAAGAGCGGAGGTTAAGATTCGAAAAAGCGGATCATTATAACCTGTTTTTAGAGAAAAATACCCCTCCGCCAAGGAACAAATAGGTCTTCACGACATCATTTTTGTCTACTCAAGGCACGTTGAGAGTGTCGTATTGATTACAAAGCTGTAAGTGTTTATTTAAGCGGATTTCAGGAATTATAACCAAGTTGTCTACTCGACCTAAAGGACTAGAGTACGTACACGGAAACATGTCGAAGGGGTATTTTTGGGGTGAAATTTGAGCTCAAAAATTAGCAGGGTTGAGTTGACAGATTATATAACGGATTTTTTTTCATAGGGGTTGAGAAGACAGGATGGATGTAAAGGAAAGAACAAATTGGTCCATTTTGTTTGAAATCATTTCCATTTTTTTATATAATAGATTTGAATAAATGGACAATAGACAAGATTCTACTAGAGTATTAATAGGAAATATGTGGTTAGTGAGGTTAAGATATGAAATTCAAAGGAAAGATAATTTCTTATTTAAAAAATAATTGGTGGTACTTGATCCTTCTATCACTAAGTACTATATATATAACATATTACAGAGATGATATTTATCAACTAGAAAAACTTAATGCGAAAAATCTAATTTTCATTGTTTGGCTTGTTCTATTATTATTCCCTTTGTTTTCTGAAATGGAGTTGTTTGGATTAAGGCTAAAAAGAGAAATAGATAAAGCAAAAGCCGAAGTTAAAGAAAATCTAAATGATCTTCGTATGCAAATTATGGAATTAAGAATTTCTTATTCAAATGCTAATACAATAAATTTTGGAAGTGATTTTCTTCCTAATGAGCATAAACTCAAAAAATTGATTGAAGAGTTTATAACCAAATCAAATTCCAAATCTGATAATTATGGTGAAACTAGCACTATATCTGATATTGAAGAATCAAAAGGTGTGCCGAGTGACATTGATTTTGAAGTTACTGAGGAATCTATCTACTTATTCAAAGTTAGATTAATGCTTGAAAAAATATTGGCTGATTTATGTGAAAAAACAAATTATAACAGTAATAAATCAATACATGAAATGGTGAGACATCTCTATCGTTGTGAATTAATAAATTGTAAAATAGTAGATTTAATAAATCAAATTATAAAAATCGCAAACAGAGGTGTCCATGGTGAAATAGTGAGTAGCGAGTATATTGACTTTATAAAGAAAGTATTACCAGAACTTCAAAAGCAGCTTAATGAAGCCAATACACAACTACATTACTGTAATTGCCCAAGGTGTAAGTATTCCGGTTATTCTCGTTTCGAGAATGTTTGTCCTAAATGCGGTTTTACAAGTGATGAATTTTAATTTGAATATAAATAAAGCTTTTGGCGCGGAATAAGGAGGAAAATTGATAATGGCAAACAGAACTGGGACATATATCGCTTTTGATGGATTAGGTGAAACCGACCCTACCAAGTCTGACTTCAGATACTATGCTACTATTCAGGCCTGGTGTGCAAACAGTAACATTGAATTTAACATCACGAATAGCCACGAAAAAACATATGCTGTCCGTGACTCAAGTTTAAAAGCCACACTATATGCTCGAATTCAGGAAAGACTAAGGGCATCAAAAAATATGCTTGTTATTCTCACAGAGGATACGCGTTATACTGGAAGCGTGCTTTCTTACGAAATCGAGCAAGCAATTGATAACTACAAAATTCCACTGATAATAGCATATCCTGGATATTCAGCAATACTTAATGTTGACGCTTTAAATGATCTATGGCCAAAGGCTCTCGCCGATCGAATAAATAAATCTGGGACGGAAGCGATACATATTGCTTTCAAAAAGGATTGTATTTTGGACGCAATTACGCAGTTTCATGTCAATGGAAAACATTTAAGCAACGGTAAAAATTATTACAGCAAAGATGCTTATATACAATGGGGTTTAATAAAGTGAGGAGTAAAAATGATATATAGTGATAAAAAACATATTTTTGAAACAAAACTGTTTCTCAATACATCAGAATTTAACTTTAAAGTCGATACTATGTATAGAGAGATTAAAAAGATGAGGCTGTTGAAAAAGGGGTGTTAATGTTATGAGAGGAATAAGGCAAATAATATCAATGCTTCCCAAAATCCTGACAGACAGCCTCAAACTCGCATTTACGATACTTGGTGGAATAGGAATTGTTGTAGGTTTCACATCGTTCTCGCTCGACTGTATAGGCAAACTGCCTGCCCAGATTGGAGCAGTTACACTTGTGTATGTTGTACTTGTTATTGGAACGATATATATAAAGCGTAAACTTACAAAAAATCAGGTAACGTTAAATATTCGTGGTATGAAGGTTATTGTAAAAGAGGGAGATATATTCTCTGCTAATGGCTGGAAGCTTATCCCATTTAATGAGTACTTTGATACTCAGGTTGACGATATAATTATTGCACATAATTCTCTTAACGGGAAATACATAGACTCTCTTTCCGATGATGAAAAGGAAGCGCTTAAACTAGCTATTGCTACTGATAACAGAAGTCCTTTGAAGAGATATGAGTCAGCCGATGGTGCAAAGACAAGATATGAGCTGGGTACAATCAAGGTTTTTCAAGATGTTATGATGTTGGCTTTAACACATTTTAATGAGCAAAACGAGGCACATACAAACCGTGCTGAATATGAAAATACTCTTCGAAAGATGTGGAAAGAAATTAATCGCACATATCAAGGCAAACCAATAAATATTCCGCTTATCGGCGGTGGACTTACTCGACTCGACGATATGACTGACAAGCCAAATGAGCAACTGCTTAGATGTATTCTTTGTACTCTTCGGACGAGTAACGTCACTTTTGATGAAAATGTTCAAATATCTATAATTCTTACGAAAAAGGCGTTAGAAACAATAAATCTTTATGAACTGAAAGGAGAAAAATAATCATGGCTTACAGAACAAAGACGTATATTGCGGCAGACTGGGACGGAGATAAAAATGCTGTTGATAAACTATGTGAATGGAATGATGGTGAGAAATGGAGTTTATCATTTACTGATGCTCATGATCTCACTCAGGCACGGGATGATAGTTTGAACTGTAGCATCAAGGCATCCCTTGCAATAAGAATGGATGCTTCTAAAACATTTGTCTTGATTGTTGGGAGTAACACCAAAAGCCGAAGATCAGGTGAATGCACATATTGTTCGAACTTCGACAACGGTAAGTGCAAAACAGGGCATACAGTAAGTAATGATAGTTTCATCGAATATGAGTGCAAAAAGGCGGTTCGAGATAGAGAAAATATCAAAATTGTAATCCTATATAATGCGGCAACTGTTGATAAAAGCAAGTGCCCAGATATCATTAAAGCTTATGGTACGCACGCTCCAATGCAGAAAATGAAAGACGGCAAGCATTATTGGGATTATCAATCTGTCAAGAATGCAATGGGGTTATAGTGCAGACAGTGGTAACTCAAAATTACCAGTGAATTGATCCTAACAACGGATTAAAGAAGAATAGTACCGTAGACATGTTCCCGCGAACGGCGATTTTTCAAAAATTGCTGAAAAACGAATTGACATGTTCCCACGTACAGATGGTTTTTAAAACGGCCCGTAGACATCAATTCCATAAACTCGACCCACGTTGAGAGTTGCGTATTGATAACAAGGGATGAAAAGTGGTGTCGCTGAAAAGGCTGTAGATATGGGATTTATAGATTTTAAGTGCAAAAATATGGACTTGAAAATAAGCACATTTTTCAGTTCTGGGAAACAAGTCCAAGAGATCAATTTTGAGTGTGATAGAATAGAATAGATGTCGGTGCTTGCTGACAGAACAGAATAGATGTCAGGGGTTAATGACAGAACAGAATAGATGTTTTTCAAAAAATGCAGGGTTGTGAGAGCAGGTTGGATGTTGACTAAAGGATAGCGAAAATTCGCGAAATTTACAACCTCTTATATAGACAGAGGATAGGAGGATTTCCTTATGGAATATGTTGTTATTGGTATCATTGTTGTTATTGCCGTTGTTCTTGGTGGTGTATTATGGTGGAAGGGCATGAAAAACAAAAAACTACTTGAAGCAAACGTAATCCTAAAGCAAGAATCAAAATTGAATAGTTCTAAACTAAGTGAAGATGATATGAATCGCTTAATGATTCAGCTTGAACAATTGCCGTTAGAAGCCATATCTGATGAAAGAAACCTCATGGAAATTACGGATAGTAAGATTCTAGCTCGTGTTAACAATCTTGTTCCAGCGTTGTTTCAAGGAGGAAATGCCGCGGCGAACGCTGTTCAAGCCAGTGGCAAAGTGTTGTATCAAGCCGTTATACCAGCCGGAGCCAAGCTCGCTAAATCTCAAGATATGGCTGGAGCAGTTCGTGGTATTTACCATGGTGCTGAAGGCGTAAGTGGCCATGCTAATCTTGTGGCTGTAAATAATACTGCGAATGTTGCAGCTAATGCAGCAGCTGCTGCAATGGGTGTTGCATCAATGGTCGTGGGTCAGTATTATATGACACAAATCAACGCTGAGCTTAGTGAGATTAGTGAAGGTATTACAAAAATTTCAGATTTCCAAGATAATGAATATAAGAGTAAGGTGTTTGCTTTGGTAGCACAAATTCAAAAAGCAGCAAAATTCCAAGTGAATATTCTGGATAATGATGAACTTAGAATAAGCGAGATTGCTAATCTGAATAACTGGGAGCAAGAATGTATTCAGTTATTAGGACAGGCTAACCTTACAATAGCAGGTTTTTCAAAGAAAAATGATCTAGATTATGACGAATATGAGAAGGAACTCGGGGAAGCTCAGAATTGGTTCATATATCAAAAGACTTTGATGGAAGTTATGTCCAAAATAGCAGAGTTGAAACATACATTACATCTTGGAGCGGTGTCCAGAGAACAGTGCGGCGCCTTGCTTCCTATATATTCAAAACAGGTGCAGGATGCATTGAATCAATTATGCTCATGGCATCAAGTCCAGGTTGAGAAGTTCAAAATAAATGTAGAGGAGAGTAACAGAAAGCGAACGGGATTTGATAGCTTTATTCACACGATTCCGGGTTGGATAAATGAAAAAAATAGATACCGTTCCGTTTCGGAGAACACAGTGAAAAAGATAGTTGATCAGACCAATAGATATGATATTCCCCAAAAAACAGATATGATAGATCTATTCCAAGAGGATGTTAAGATCATTGCTAAAGAAGGTAAGATATATTACCTTCCACAAGAAGCAGCTCAATAAACAAAATATGCCCTGACAGCCACAAAGGTCGACAGTGCATATTTTCTTTTCTGACCTATTCTTCCACATCCACCGTTAAATCGGACTTAAATTCCACGGTAAATTTATCCTCGTAAATGGTTACTTTTTCAATCAGCCGCCGGACCAGCTGCTCATCATATTTAGTGATAGTTGCGGGCTGTTCCTGGAGGAAGGTGCTCATATCGGCTATACGCTTCTTGAGTTCATCCCTGTTTGCGTTTTCAACCATCAAGCTTCGTTTCTGGTCACGCAGGCGGTGAATCTCTTCACCAACTTTCTCATAATCAGCATTGGAACTGGCCAGTTTAAGAAGTTCTGTTTGTAGCTCTTCCAGCTTATTATCTATGTCAGCTAAGGTCTGGTCGTTTTCTTTGGTTAAGACGGTGGCGATGTTATTCCGGAGCGTGGAGAGGAAAGTATCCTTACCGCTCAGCGTATTGTTTATGGCGGTTACCAGCACTTCCTCTATGGTGCTTTCTAATACCGTCCGAGCATCGCAGAATAAGCCAGTGTTTTCCAGTCTGCTGACGCACCGCCAGACGATAGACTTTTTGCCTCGGTTATTCCAATGCACCCTGCGAAAAACCTCGCCGCAGTTGCCGCAAATGACTATCTGAGCGAAGACGTGGTTGCTGCTGAAGGTTCTGGTCTTTCCGTTCGGACTTGTGTGTACAATACGGCGGCGGATAAGCTCTTCCTGCACCTGCATGAAAATTTCACGCGGGATAATGGGCTCATGGTTATTTTCTACATAGTATTGAGGAACAATGCCGTTGTTCTTAACGCGTTTCTTTGTAAGAAAGTCAACGGTATAAGTTTTCTGCAAAAGAGCATCCCCAATATATTTTTCGTTTCGCAGGATGTGGTTTATATTGCTGGTATGCCATCTTTCATTGCCTGCTCCGTTTAAAATTCCATCAGCTTCTAATCCACGGGCTATCTTTAGCATACTAGCGCCTTCAAGGTATTCTCGGTAGATGCGTTTTCAATTTCAGCTTCCTCGGGAACAATCACTAGATGTTTGTTTTCATCCTTGGTATAACCGAGAAACCGGGCGCAGTTGATTTGGATTTCACCCTGTTGGTAACGATACTGCAGACCCAGTTTCACATTCTGACTTAAGGACTGACTTTCTTGCTGTGCAAGTGAGGCCATAATTGTTAGCAGAACTTCACCCTTGGAATCCATGGTATTAATGTTTTCTTTCTCAAAGAAGACGGGAATGTTTTTTTCCTTTAGCTGACGGATGTATTTCAAGCAATCCAACGTGTTTCGGGCAAAACGGCTGATGGACTTTGTAATGATCATATCGATATTACCGGCCATACACTCGTCAATCATGCGGTTGAATTCTTCACGTTTCTTAGTATTGGTACCGGAGATACCGTCATCCGCAAAAATGCCTGCAAATTCCCAATCTGGGTGATTACTTATGTAGGTCGTATAATGTTCAATCTGTGTTTCATAACTGGTAGACTGCTCGTCACTATCTGTAGAAACTCGACAGTAAGCTGCTACACGGAGCTTTGGCTTTTCTTCACCTTTTTTCTTTCTACCCATTAAGTTTCGTGCTGGAATTACGGTTACATTCTTATTAACTTCCATCCTTTTGTACCTCCATTTCTATCAAACTGTAGACGTATTCGGCCTGCTGAAAAGGATCATCAAATTGCTGCACGACTTCGTTTATATAGAATTCGGTGGGGAAGACAATCTCTGCTTTTTCTTTTGGTTTACGAATGCGGCCAAGCTTCTCAGCCCGCCTGGTGCGTTCCTCCTCTGCGGCAGCAAAGGTCTCATTATCGATAATCACAGGATAATATTCATTACCGAGATAACAGGTGTTTCTAAGCATCCTGCCAATACCAGAATGATAGGATTTAATGCCAGCTTTTTTTGCAGCGTTTACTAACGAATCGCCAGAAAGATAATACTGAAACAGTTTTTTTACTTTCTCAGCAGCTTCACTATCAATTATGGCTTTTCCATTTTCAATTCGATAGCCAAATGGCGTGTGGCTCATTTATCTCACCAGCCTTTCCCTTAATGTAATGCCACATTTTAGTTTAAATCCGATTTCTGTTCGGGAATATACGATAATCCGTTCTACAAAGCACTTAAAAATCTCACTGTTAAAACTGTCCAACATATTTGCCTTTGTAGTAAAATGCAGGAGTTCATTGACTTCATTTAGGTGCTGTGTATCACAGTTCAAAAAGAGGGATAAAGATTCTTTTTGACGACGCAGTCGTTCAGCCTCCTGTAACAGTTCATTATTGCTCTTATTGTAAACGGCAGGCTCCAGGTAGCCTTTTGTCATAAGACCTACCAGTACCTTCCGTTGTTCTGCGTTTTCTTCGAGCTTTTTATCAAGGTCATTCAATTTTGATATGTTGTCTTCGGAGCTGATACTGCGAAGGCCCATCAGTAGAGGCTTCAAGACAATTTGATGGCCGAAGATGAGCTTATTCATCATAGTAACAAATGCATGCTCAAAACTGGATTCGGGAATGTACTTCATTGAGCACTTCTTGGTGTCCGTAATATGATTGCCACAGCACCATGCGATATTATGTTTGCCGGTAGAGTGAATACGGCGCTTGAATTTTCCGCCGCAATTCTCGCAAATGATTATGCCTGAAAACGGATATCGATTCTGATACTTACCCTGATACTTTTCCACGCCTTTTTCTTTGCCTCGTTGTTCAATGATATCTTGTGCGGCATTAAACTCTTCATGGCTGATAATTGCATCATGATGATTTTTAATGAGATACTGGTCTTTTTCACCGTAATTGTAGTGGCGATTGAAGTGCATATCGGTGTAGGTCTTTTGAAAAATAGCATCGCCTGTGTATTTTTCATTACCGACTATTCCACGAATTGTTGTCGCCGTCCAACGGCCACCTTTCTTGGATGGAACGTCGCGGCGATTTAGCTCATCCGCAATTTTTCCGGTACCTTTTCCGGATAAAATTTCAGAGAAGATAAAACGCACTATTTCCGCCTGTGGTTCGTTTATAACCAGTTTTCCATCAGCTGTATCGTAGCCATATGGTGGATAGGAAATCTTGAAGGTCCCATTTTGAAACCTGCGCTTAACTGACCATTTGCTGTTTTCCGCAATGGATACCGACTCACTCTCAGCCAGTCCACTCAGGATTGACAGCATGAGTTCGCTTTCCATTGACCCAGTGTTGATATTTTCTTTCTCGAAGTAAATAAAAACACCGAGGTCAAGTAGCTTCCTGACTAGTTCCAAGCAGTCTGTTGTGTTTCGTGCAAAACGACTTATCGATTTTGTAACGATGAAGTCGATTTTCTTGTTCTCGCAATCGGCAATCATGCGAAGTAGCTCTGGCCGCTTTTCTTTTTTTGTACCGGTGATACCCTCGTCGTAGTAAAGACCGGCGAACTCCCACTCAGGATTTGCTTTAATGTAGGTTTCATAATGCTTTATTTGGGTGTCTAGACTTTCGAGTTGTTTATCGCTGTCTGTAGACACGCGGCAGTAAGCCGCAACTCGTAGCTTGGACTTCTCAGTTACATCAGCTGTGTTTTGACCTATTTTCGTAACCTTTTTCAAATTCTCACCTCCTTGGTCAGTGTGACATATTACCTCTAAAGCTCAGTTATATCAATGCTTTTCGGGCATAATCTGTGCCAGCGCAGGAGAGAAAGATTTTCGATTTAATAAGGTTATCTTGTTGAATTCCGACAAGGAAATAAGTCCAGATTGAAGCATGGAATCGAGCATCCGCTGTGCTCGTATATAATCAACTTCGCGCTGCAATTGCTCTTGTGTAACAGGCTTCTTTTCATATTTAATTTCTGGTATTGAGCCAATAGCAGTCATGTATTTGTCCTCCAGTCTGAGAACTCTTGTCCTCACTACCCACTGGAAAAAATGAAGCCCTTCGTACAAAAAAGAGCAAAAAAATAATGCCTACCAGAGAAATATTCTCCAGTAGGCATCATTACGTATATGTTTACTCGCTGTACTTGACGAAGGCATCCGTAAAGCCAGCAGCTTTAAGCTTGGTAAGCATAGCATCTGCGTTTGCCTTAACGGAGTACGCACCTACCTGCACACGGTAGTATTTTTTCGGAGCAGTCGGTGTGACGGGAGCGGGCGTTACTGCTGCTGCAAGCCCAGCCTTAACATCAGCACGGAAAGTATCCATGCTCTTGCCGTGCTTTGGGAACCAATTTTTAGGATCGCCATGATTTGAAGCGATACCTTTCTGATACCCCTCGTAATGTCCGATTATATCTTTCTCTGTCAGCCCATACTGTTTGCAAAGGTAGACGCAAAGTTCCAAGGCTTCCTTGTGTACGGCAGAAAAATACGAGGCATCGGTCAACCCGTCCTCGCAGATTTCAAAGCCGATGTGTGTATCGTTAGCAGAACCTCCGGCATGCCAGCCTCGGTGGTTCCAGGGCAGAGTCTGATAGGTTGCGATACTGCCATCTGCTAGTTTGCCAATAAAGGCATGTACACAGACCTGCCGCCCATCCGGCTTATCCTGATTCCAATGGTTGTTATATTGGTTCTTGCCCAACAGGCCGTCATCTGGACCAACATAGCGCTTGAGGTTTGGATTATTTGCCCCTGTTGAATGCACCATGATGCCCTTAGGAGTGATAGTTCGGCCCGCTTTGTAGCAAGCATTGTTGGTCAAAATGAGTTTATGAAGGTTCATTTCGTTTCGCCGTCCTTTCCATGAAGCTGTGCCAGCACATCTTTTAACTTTTCAGGCACAGGTAACCCAATAGCCGTGGCATTCTCAACAAAAGAAATACCCTCGTTAGCAATGTAGAAGAAGATAATCGCTGTACGAAGCGGTGCTCCCGTGCCGCCGAGCAGGTAAGTGTCAATGAGATGACCAATACCGACCACAAGGAATATCGCTACCTTCTTGGCGATACCCTGTGCTCCGATTCGGCTGGAAAGTTTCTTTTCCACAATTGCACGAAGCACACCAGTGATGTAGTCGACAACCACAAAGGTGATGAGTGCATAAAGGAAACCGTCCAATCCGCCTAAATACCAGCCAAGGGTTCCTCCAATGGCTGTAAACACAACCTGAATCCAATTCCAAATCTCTTTCATATTCGTTTTCCTCCTGTTTAATTGCATAAAAAACACCTGCTAAAATAAGCAGGCGCAAATGCCGATATGAATGGTCATTTTTAACTCTGTTTCGGGAGTGCCTCCCACAGCCGTAAGTCTTCCTGACCGAGTGACCATAAGGCAAACCCACGCAAACCCCATCGGTATGCCGCTTCATTTGCCCAGTAGACGATCGAATCTACATCTTGGTAGTAGACGATACCAAAACCATCCCCATCGCCGAGGAATATCCTCGAGCACCAGACGTTGATATCGCGCGGTGTGAATTTTGCAGTATAGTCAGCGTTGCAGGGAATGTATAGCATCGCTGAATGTACGAAGTCGTAGTCCATCGAGATATCCTCACTTCGGGTAGAGGATTCCTCCACGTCTGAAGACAGCGTGAATACCTCGAATTCACTGTCCCATGTCACGTTACTCCGGGCGATCCTGCCGTAAGTTTCGGTAGTACAGTTTGGCATCGTCACATCAAAGGCTTCATACGGTTCGTAAGTCCAGGCATCGCCTAAACGCAGAAGTTCACACTTGATTTCATTGTCCGACCGAATGCCACAATAACCGCTTGTCGGTGATACCGTTGCCGTGAAGCGGAGGGTGTTGCTGTTGCCGGAATAGACCCTCACGCGGTTGCCGCGTTTCCTCATTTCGATGAGATACATATTGGGGTTTGTTCGGATGTCGGAGGCGGGTGTTTTAGAGTAAGCTGAACCATAACTGCCGAGCAAAACAGATCCTTGATAGAGTTCCACTTGCTGCGTGTCAATGTTGATACAACAGAGGATGTTGCCAATAAACACCCCAGCACGCCCGCTTCCGTTATGAGGGAAAGCAAGCCGAGCTCGAAGATGAACATCAGAGAAACTGTCATATCTCCAGGCAAGCTGGCCACTACCTTCCAGCTGTGAGTAAACCCTGCCGGTTGCATATTCATCGCTTCGCCAGACTGCCCAATTGCCTGAAAGCGTAGTCCAGTAAGTGCTTTGCAGTGTGATGGGGTCCCGGAAGTCCTCATACCACACTAAAGCCGAGTCGGGTTTTCTTCGAAGAATCTCGGTGGTCAGCTTGAAGCCTTTGTCCGGAACAGCCATACTCCCGTTCACGTCCTTGAAACTGCGCGGTGAGAGTTCAAAGGTAGCTGAACCCGCTGAGGGCCGTTCTGAAAACGATGAGCAAAGACGAAAGCCATATAATTGTGCGCCAATCACACCTCCGTCAACGGTGATGGTGTGTTCTCCTGCCGACAAGCTGTGCCCTTTGGCAAGAGCCACCCAGAAGGTGCTTCTCCAATATGGCCACCATAGGCGGCTTTCGTAAAATCCGACCGAGGAACCGTCAAGTGAAATGTTGATACCGTTCTTATCCCAATACGGAAAGCAGATACGGACGGCAACATCATAAACTCCCGATTGCGGAACGGTAAAATCGTAGGTCGCTGTACCTGTTTCTGATGAGAGCGTAATCATTCCGTTGCCAATAACCACACCCTCTGTATAACTATCCGGCACACCGTCCCGGTCAATATAGATTGTGCCAAACTCTGCCTTTTGTGTA